CGGTCGAGGATTTTCTACCGATGACCTAGATCAGATCATTACCAATACCCAGTCCGGCAATCCTGTCCCCCATGTGATTACTCATAACGAGTTGTACTCGCCTTTTGCCTATGCCCGCTCTAGTCAGTTTCGCCGTGTCGGTGAGGTGTTAGAGGCGCGGATGGATGATATTGAGCCGCAATTTGCAGAACTCATTAAATCAGGGCGCTTATACGAGCGTTCTATTCGCCTGCTGCCGATTGCAACAGGTGGGTGGAAGGTGGGGCACGTCGCGTGGCTAGGTGCTGAGCCACCTGCGGTGGAGGGGTTAAAGCCTGTCCAGTTTGCATCGGGTGTGCAGTCCATTGATTTTAATTTTAAAGGAGCGTCTGTCGTGCCTGAAACTAACCCTACTCCGAATCAACCCCCTGTAGTAGCCCAGCAGGGCGGCGTCTTTGCCGCCCAACTCGAAGCCGCCAAAGCCGAAGCAGCCCGCGCTGCTAAAGCCGAGGCGGCGGCTGAGTTTAATGCGCAAACGAACGCGCTAAAGGCTGAGCTAAAACTAGTGCGTGACAAGCAACGCCGTGATCAATGGGAAAGCAAGATTGAAACCGCAAAGCGTGAAGGGCGACTGACTCCTGCGCAATCGGAGGGCTTGTGCGAATTTGCAATGAGCCTACCCAGTGACAGTATGACGGAGTTTAGTCGTGCAGGTAACGGAAAAAGTGAGACCGTCAAGGTCTCTTCGGAACAATGGTTTGCAGACTTTATGGCGAATCTTCCTAAGCAAGTGGCTTTATCCGCTACTCCCAGTGCCACCACTACTGATGCTGTGGATGATGCTGATAGCGAAGTCATCGCCGCTAAAGCCTTGGAATACCAACGCGCGCAAGCCGGCAAGGGTGTTGCGGTTAGTGTATCAGCCGCCGTGGCACATGTTACTCAAAAGGGGAATAACTAATGGCACATCGAGGTTACATCCGAAATTTTACCGCCGAGACCGCGATTAGTGCGCGGCGCATTGTGGCGGTAGGCGCGACTGATGGCAGCGTCAAACTCGCTACTGCTAGTACTGATGCCATTATTGGTGTGAGTGATGAGATCACGGTCAATGCGGGTGAGCGTATTGATGTGGTGTTGTCGGGTTCGGCTGAGGTGGTATGTGGTGGTGCTATCGCGCGAGGTGCTCAGGTCACTGCTGATGCCACAGGTAAAGCCGTGGTGGGTACGGGTCGGGTGGTTGGCATTGCGCTTCAAGCGGGTGCGACTGGTGATGTGATTGATGTATTGCTTGCTCAAGGCAAAGCGTAAGGAGTAATTATGGCAACTCGCCCATTTCCCGTGAATCCGATTTTAGTAGCCATTGCGATTGCGTATAGCAATCGGGCTTTGATTGCTGATGCGGTATTACCACGCTTGACTCCAATGAGTAAAGAGGAGTTTACCTATTTTAAGTACACCTTGGCAGATGGTTTTACCATACCTGATACTAAGGTAGGTCGGCGCTCTAAGCCGAATGAAGTGTCTTTTAGTGGCGAAGAGATTACAGACCGGACTCAGGATTACGGTCTAGAAGACCCTATTCCGCAAAGCGATATTGATAATGCTGATCCACGCTATAGCCCACTCAATCATTCGACCGAGCAACTCACTAATCTAATCCTGCTAGACCGTGAGGTGCGGGTAGCTAATTTGGTGTTTAACCCTGCTACCTACGCAGCAGCTAATCAAGAAACCCTAGCGGCGGGTGATCAGTTTAGCAATCCTGATGCGGATGTATTGCGCATCATAGAGGAGGGACTAAACACGCCCATCATGCGCCCCAATGTGGCGGTGTTTGGTCAATCGGCGTGGTCAGCACTCCGTCGTCACCCGCAAATTAACAAAGCTGTTCACGGTAATTCGGGTGATGCAGGTATGGCAACTCGTCAGCAAGTAGCTGAGCTGTTTGAGTTGCAAGAAATCCTAGTCGGACAATCATTGCTCAATACCGCTCGTAAGGGTCAGCCTGTCGCTATGCAGCAGGTGTGGGGTAACTCAGTCGCCTTTATTGCGCGAGATGCAATGGCAGATAACCGCAATGGTACAACCTTTGGCTTTACCGCTCAGTATAAGACTCGTGTTGCTGGAGCTGTGCCTGATCGTGATATTGGTTTGCACGGTGGTCAGCGGGTGCGCGTGGGTGAGTCAGTCAAAGAAGTGATTTCTGCGCCTGATCTCGGTTATTTAATGCGTAATGTGGCGTGAGGTAAGTCATGGCTAAGACCGTCATTTTTAAAAGCCCTGTGCGTTTTGGTGGGCAACGCTATCCCGCAGGCACGGAGATGGAGCTGGAAGATAGGGTCATCAAGGGCTTGCCTGCTGATGTTTATAGCGTCAAAGCGCCTGAACCTGCTGCTAGTACTGAGCCAGTAGCGCCTGCTGCCCAGTCTGATAAAGGCGACAAGAACACTGAAAAGGCTAAAGCGTAATGTACTGCACCGCTGATGATGTTATTGCTGCGGTGGGTCAGCACTTGGGAGGGAGCGTGTTGGGCGACATGCTAGGTGTTAGTGATGGCGAATTATCCTCTCATCCTGATATTGCCACAGCGGTTCTCAGTGCGAGTCGTCGTATCGATAGTTATCTTTCCGTGCGCTATCCCGTGCCGCTACCTGTTCCAGCACCCTCTCTACAGATCGTTGCTGAAGATTTGGCACTTTATTACTTATTCCGCCTCCGGCGTTTAGGGGATATGGAGCATTTATTGGAGCGTTATAACGCCCAAATTGCTTGGTTAAAGGAAGTGAGTCGCGCTAAAGAAAATGTTCCTGAGATGCACTCTGATAGCTATGCGGAAAACGAGGGTTCGGGGGTTGGTATGGTGTCTGATAGCGGTGGTATGGGCGGTGCAACATGGGTGATTGCGCCTAGTAGTCAATTGCCATGGAGTCATTATTAATGTCTTTACTGGGTGATTTAGAGCAACAGGTCATTGATCAGCTGGCAACAGGTATTACTGAGTTGCGAGTAGAGCCTTACCCTGTGAACCCTAATCACTATCGCCTATATAACCCGCGTGGTGCGGTGTTAGTCATGGTGGCTAATAGTCGCTTTTCAGTTACACGAGCAGGCGTGCAAGAGCGGTCTACTCGTGTGGTAGTCACACTATTGTTGCGTCAACTGACGGATCACCGTCAGACATATGATTTTATGGAAGCAGTACAGATGCTATTGCTGGGTTATCAACCTGAAGGGTGGCAACCCATCACCGCTGTGTCTGAGCAAATTGTTTCTAAAGACCCTAGCGAAGGGGTATGGCAAGTCGATGTGGTTTTTGAAACCCGCTGCCTTGCCGTTTCTCAATTTGATCTCTGTCCTCTCTCAACTTAAGTTAAGGATTGTATATGTCATTTAATAATGTTTTAGAAACGTCTATTGATGAGCGTTTTGGTGAAGCACTCAATAATGAAGCAAAGCTGGCGCTCATTTTAGAAGCCGCTCAGCGTGCCAAGGCTAATGATGATCGCATCGAGACCGAAACCAAAGTGGAGTTAAAGCGTGTCGGTGACTTGGCTGCTGAAGCTAAGCGTTTGGCTGAGACTCTGGGGGGCTTTGAAGAAGGGCAAATTGAAAAGATGTTTGCTGACTTCTTAAAGGTTTCTGGTGTTGAGCAAATCTTGGCTCAAATGGGGGTGCCATTAGACGGTAAAGTTTACTCGCTGACTTCTGTGCTCAATCAGTTGATTCAGCGCGGTCAAACTCACAAGGAGGAAATTGAATACAACGCTGCTGGCTATCCTGTTACTAATAAGGTCACTCTTCAGGATGGCTATTCATTCTTAATGAGGTATGTCATCGAGGAGGTTATTAGCTCTGATACGGGCTTGCCAACGGGCGATAAGCGCTTAACAGGTACAGGTGAGGTGCGCGGTATTCCTGTGACCGAGATGTCAGTGCGTCGTCCGATTAAAACCACGGTGACTTTATTTGGTCAGCCTTACGATACAGTATCTCGCTTTGAGTTGGTGACACGTACTCGCATTATGTATGACATTACGCCTTTATTAGTGGCGGCAACGGTCATTAATTCTGGCGTGCCAGACTTTAATGGCGATGGTGTGATTGGTAATCCAGAGTCTGAAGTACCTACAGAGGCACCTACTGAAACTCCAGTAGAAACCACTCCTACTGAATCAGACCCTCAAGTGATTGAGTCCGCGGAAACCCCTGCTGAAACTCCAACGGAAACTACTCCAGCAGAACGTACTGAGGCAAGCGATGAAAGTACTGAGTCTAG